GCAACATTTCCTGTTATCTCTAATATTTTTGCTAATCTATCTGCATCTACTGAAACTACTGCTAGGTTTCCTGATGCTTCTTGAATTTGCTCTAGTGAAAAAGGAACTTTACCAGCAAACTCTGACATTACTTCAAATGCTTTTGCACCCTCTGACGCAGAACCAAATAACTGTTTTAATCTAACATTTAAATCTTCAATACTTCTTCCTGTAGAAACAAAAGATTTTGCAACAAGTCCAGCACCTAAAGTAGCAAAGGCAGTTCTTAAATTAAATACTGCACCTCTTAATCCAGCTAATTTACCTTTAATACCATTAAAGGCTTGTTTAGTTTTATCTTGTGCTAGTATGTTTATCTTTAAATTTTGTGCCATTATATTTTAAATTTCTTTGCTTCTGCTAATGATTTTTCTGTTTTATATTGTTCTTGCTCTTTTTTCAAGTACGCTAACCAAAGATTATAATGACTAACAGGCATATCAAGAACTTGTTGGATTGTTAGATGTAATCTCTCTGCAACAACTAAAAGCGACCTTATTTCAGGGTCGCTACTTACTTTTTTTCGGCTTCCTCAAATGAGGTATCTAAAAGAATCTTATTAGCAATAGTACCAATAATATTAGAATCAGCTTTCTTTCTTAATGCAAATTTATCTTCTGGGCTAAATGCTTTTACCATTTCTCCTTTGTCATTTTTGACTTGGAGTTTCATTATAAGTAGATCAACAAGAACAGTTAAGTCTTGAAAGTTGTTAGACTTTTTAAAAATTGTATTTTTTTCTTCTAAGGTTAATGGCTCTGAATAGAATACACTAGCGTTACCATGCTCGTCTTTCCACTCCTCAACTTCAATAGTGATAGTTTTAAGAGTTTCAAAATGAGATTTAACTCTATCAATAACTGACATAAATTAGGATTATACAGTACCTATAGTTAAAGCACCTGTACCTTGAAAAGTTACAGTTCTTGAAACGATTGCGTCCATTGAGTTATTAACTGACATTCCCGTAACAATTCCTGTACCAGCAAAACTTCTGTCGCCACTTGCATTACCCTCAGGTAATAAAATAAAAGCGATTGAAGAACCAGCAGTTAAACTTGTTTGTGGGCTATCTGTTTCGTCAAAGTGCATTTCTAATGTTCCAGAGAATGAAGTTCGACCAGCAACAAATGATTTAGTAGCATCTGTTAAAGCTGTATCTTCTACAACATCTCCTGTAGTTTCAAGTGTGAATGATGTTAGTTCCCCAACAGCAGTTCCACCAGCAGTAACTACGCCTTCTTTTCCGTGATGTGTTGCCATTTTTTGTCCTTGTTTGATTTAGTTTGTTTGTTTTCTTTTTCTTGCTTATAGCCTAAACTTAAAAAATGTTCAAGATTAGATTCATTAATAACTATCTCTGAATTACCTTTATATAATTTAATATCTTTAGCCATAAGTCCTTTTACAGTTTATCGTCTTCTTCGTCAATATCTTCTTCATCTTCTTCAAAATCTTCTTCTAAGTCATCTGATACATCTTCTTCTTCCCAAGTACCATCTTCATCTTCTAAAGAGTTTTCTCTAATTTCTTCTACTAAGTCTTTTACTTCCTCGCAAAGCATAGACTCTTTATCGTGTAACTTTTCTATCTGATCTATTTTCTTAGATATTTTATCTAATAGTTTTTCGTTTTTCATAATTTATCCTATGGTGTTCCAGCTTGATATTCGTACATACACCTAATTGTCATTCTTATTCCACCAACAGGAAATAAAGAACCCTCGTCAGTTTCTACTTGTATAACTTCTGTATCAAGTGCATTACCATTTCGAGTAATATCAGTTTCTAATGCAGTTTCAATAGCTGTAATTAATTCATTTCTTTTAGTATCTATATTGGCCTCTGCACCTTTAACAAATCCTAATATTACAAAATCAATAGTACCATGCCTAGTTTTAGCACCACTTCCTAATTCAGAGTCATCTCTGTTTTCTTCTGATGTTTGAACTATTACTGCTGGATATTGTTTATCTGATAATTCGTCTAATAAAAAAGGTTGTCTAGTAGCCTTTATAATATCTGGGCTAGATATAGCAGATATAACTGACAATAAATTAGATGCTATGTTTTCTCTTACACTCATATTCTTGCTTTCCTAAATTCCTTTGCAACAAATCTGTTAAATTGTTTTCTTATTATATTTGCTGTTCTATCATTAAATCCAAAAAATTCCCTCTTATTTTTTCCTAATACTTGATTAAATACTGCTCTTTGCCTCATCTGTGAATTACTAAAATTAACAGTAACTTTGTTAGTTCCTGTTTTTCTAATAGTTCTACCAGATGGAGTTAATGCACCTAACATTCTACCAGAATAGAATAAATCTACTTTTGTTGACTTACCCTCTTTTTGTAATTTTTTTAAATAGCCTGATGAATATGGAACAAAAGGTACATCTCTAAAATCTATTCCTTTTTGAGTTTTAGTTCTAATAATATCTAGTAATTGGAATCCAGCTTGTAGTATTCCCTTTTGAATTATACCTTTAAATCTTTTCTCTATTCTCTTAAATCTTTTTTCAACTAATTTAGAATTGGTTTTGATCTTTAAATCTAAAGCCATTATCTAGTCAATCTTCTAAATCCATGTAAAGGTTCTCTCTCGTTAGATACAATAGTTCCAGAAGAATCTACATCATATTCTACACCATCTTCTAATATCATTCTCCATTCGATATTGTATTGGCTCATGTAATATTCTTGCATTCTTTCAAATCTATCTTTTTCTGTTTCTGGTCTAAATTTAGTTAATGCTGGTAAATAGAATCTTCCAAGAAATAGATAAACACCAGCCCGTTCAAACTGATCTAAATTAACTTTTGTATTGACCATCTCAGCAGTATTAAGAACTGTAATATCTGTAAATATATTTGTTTTATATACAGGCCACCATTCTATTCTTAACTGTCTAAAAATATCATTAGTAGTTTGTGCTAAAAAGTTTGTAGTTTCTGTAGCAGTTGTAGATATACCAAAATCAAACGCATCAGGTTGATACTTTAAAACATCTGATGTGGTAATAACATCTGCACCTGTGTAATTAGCCATAATTTACTTCCAAATTAAATAAGCAATTATTAAGACTAGAGGAATAGAATACATTGGGTTATTAATGCTTTTTCTCCAAACCCATTTTGACCATTTTCTAGTTTGTTTCCAAATCCACTTGTTCATCTTTTTTCTTCCTTGTTTTTCGTTTCTTTTTTAAAGGTACTACATTTTCTGTAACAACCTCTTTAAGTTCTTTTACAACATCTTGTTCTAGTTTAAAACCTCTAAAATCATACATACCTTTATTAGTTTGATAATCTAATTCACTTCTAGTGATTGTTTTGTTACCTCTTTTAAGAGTAACCATCTTCTCATTTGATAATACTAATTTAACCATTTTATTCTCCTATGTTAGTTGCGAGGGCAGTTTCCCACCCTCACAAAGTATCCAATTATTATTGGATTGATGAATCAAAGTGTAACTCAACACCATATGAATCATGGATTTCTCCAACACCATATACTGAAGTAGCAACAATCTCGTCTGCTCTAAGAGAAGCATCTCTTTGAGTTTCGATTTTAACATCTTCCATCATAGCGATTGCAAGTGCATCTCTGTGGAACGCACCACCTTTGTAATCTCCAGCATTACCTGTATTAGCAATGTTTGAAGTTTCAAAGACAGGCATACCAGCTAATCTACCAACAAAACCTGATCTTAATGCTTCGTTTGATAAGTCATTTGCATTTGCGTTTGCAAAAGTATTAGTCAAACCAGCTTTTAAGTCATAAGCGATTTTAGGGTGTAGAACAACTGCACAATCGTCAATGTTAAGAGCATTTTCTCTTAAAGTTGAAAGTGCTTGGAAGATTGAAGCAGATGAAATAGCACCTGTACCATCTCCTAATGCACTTGAAAAGCCATCAAACAATGCAGTTAAATCTGCGTCTTGTTTTCTTGCTAGTGCTTCTCCAAACAATTTACCAATATCTCCAGCAACATTTCTTGGTGCTGAATTTCTTGCTAAGTCTGTTAGAGTAGTCATAACACCAACCTCAGATGCAGTAATAGTTACTGAACTAGGGTTGATTGCTGTGTTAGATAAGTCAGTTGCTTCTGCTACTGCTGATGCTGATACATTTGCATAAACAGGAACTTCAACTGCTTTACCACCACCTGTGATCGCATAGTTTTTAACTAAGTTTCTCATGATGGATTTTTCAGAAGCTACGAATTGTGCTTCTGCTACTATCTCTGTGTATAGTTCCGATAGCGTAGAACTTGTGCTTTCGTTTGCCATGTTATTACCTATTAAGTTTATTTATTATTTAAATTAATCTCAACAGCACCTGAATCTCGTTTCTTCCTATATTCTGCATAGGCTTTACGATCTTCTGGCTTTGTTAAGTCCAAGTCCTGTAGGTTAAAAGGTTTAACAGTTTTACCACCAATAGCACTCTGGCTTCCTGAACCAGACAACGACCCTTGACGGAAATGTGGGTTGCTATCTAAGAACTCCTTAACTCGATCTTCAATTGTAAGTAGTTCTCCTTGTGCGTTATATCGTACATTAGAATTATTATCAACTACTTCTATTCTACCATCATCATTGTACTTAACTTCGTTTTTTAACAAAGCTACAACTTGTTGTGCATTGATAGATTTTTCTTTGTTAGCAATAGAAAGTATTGAATTATCTACTTTTTCTTTTTTGATTTGATCTTTAACTTTTGCAAGTTCTTGTTCTTTTTCAGATAATCTTTCTTGCATAATCTTTTCAAGATCAGATTTAGTTTTTGCTTCTTTTAACTGTTCTTGTTTTAAGATTTCTTGTTTTTGCTTTTCTTCTTCTTGAAGTTTTTTCTCATACTTATTCTTTTCTGCTTCAAGTCTTGTTTTGATTATGTTGTCTAACTGTTCTTGTGTAAAAGTATTTTGTTTTGTTTCTTCTACTTTTACTTCTTCTTTTGGTGTTTCAGTTGCCACTTCTGGTGCAACATTTGTTTGTTCTTCGGACATTGTTTTCTCCTAGTTATATTATTAGTTCGCCTTTGCTGTCATACCAATCAGGATTGACATAAGACCATTGATGACGACAATTATAACCACCTCGAACAATTAAAGGGTTTCCAGATTTTTTACCTTTCCAACTTCTACTTGTCCAAAGTGCATTGACTTCATCAACTGTGAAAAGTCCACTTTTCCTCTTGTTATATACTCCATTAATTATATTTCTGCAATGATCTCTAGTGGTAGGTATTACATCTCCATAATATTTAACAAAAGTTAATCCAGCGTCTTGAGATTTATTAAAGTTTAAGGTTGCATCAAAATCTCTTAGTGAATCATTAAGTATTTGACCAGCATATCTTTTCATGTTTTCTCCAGCCCTATCTCTAGCAAATTTAGATTGTAATGTTTGAACTGCTTTATCAACTGCTGATTGTTGAGATTCCACAAACTTATTCTCATTAACAAATTCTACTAATCTATTAATTTCTGGGTCATCTGAACTAGCATAAATACCATTAATTGTTTGTCTTAGTTCTTTTTCTAATACTGCAAACTCGCTACCAACTAATGTATTTTGATAAACTTTTTCTGATAGTCGTCTTGTAAATGTATTAGATACATCTTTAAACTGAGTAAAATATTGTTGCTTTAAATTTTGTACTAATGCTAGATCGCCTTTAGTTAGTTCCTGAAACTCTATAGGAATATTACCAATTCTTTTAAATGCTTTTTCTATTCGTTTAGCTTGTTTATTAAAACCCTCTCTAACAACTGTATCTGACCATTTAAGATATTCTTTTTCTAAGATAGCTTTTATCTGTGGCCTAATTGCTATAGCTGATTGTAGTTCAATTAACTTACCATCTGTTAAAGGTAATCGACTTGCAACAGATACTACTTCTCGTTCTATTCTATCTAATGTTGTGATTAATGATTTATAATATTCGGCTTCTGCAAGTTCTATTTGCTTGATTCTATAAAGTGTTGCATCTTTTACTATATCCGACATTCATTATATCTGTTCTTGCTCTACTTCTTGATCTTCTTGTGCTGGTTCGTCTTGAGTGAATTGACCTACTTCTGCTTGTTGATCTATCTCATCAAATATTTCATTTAGTTTATTATCATCATCAACAACTGCTCTAGCTATTTCTTTATCAACTTCTTTAGCAAATGTTGGAGAGCCAATGTTTAATGCTTTAGCTTGTTGGAAGTACATAAGATCACTTGCGTAATCTCTAATGTTAAATGAATCTGGGTAATTAATTTCTCCATCAAATGTAGCATCTTGGAACATAGCATATAATCTAAATAGTTGTTCTTCTGCTATTTGTAAGTTGTCAGCTTTTTCTGATAGTCTAGCATTTAATAATTCAAATTCTGTTTGTAGTGCAACACCAGATGTTATTCCTGTCTTTTGAGTTCTTACAGCACCCGTGTGTGCAATTCTATTTATAGAATTTACTTTGCTGTTTATAGACTCCATGATTGCTTGTAAGTTCTGGCCAGATGGTTGAAGTAAATATGGTTTTAAGTTTGGCTCTAATTCATCAGGCATTTCTATAACTGCACCAGCACCAGCACTAGCATTTACACTTGGAGTTTTAACTAATGATGGGTGGTTAGTTAATCTGATTAATTGTTCCATTTCAGAGTATTCATTGTAAATAGATTTTTGTAGATCAGCAATATCAGTTAAATCTGATTGACCAATTCCTCTTTTGTGTGATTTAGCATTGTATAAAATAACTGCTGGTATTTTGCCAATCATGTTTGGTACAGTATCTATCAATCTAGGCTCTGATCTTTCTTCCATGTAAATAGTATCTATTCGATCTGGATACCAAATTCTCATGTAAGTTCCACCTTGTCTATCTACTTCTTCTCTAACTTTTAAATAGTTTAATTCATACTTACCATTAACTTGTCTTTCAAAGTTCCAATCTAAAACATTCTCAGGAGTAACAATTGATAAGTATGGTCTAATATCTTGATCTAATTCTTCTGCTCTAGTGTTTGTAGTTACATTAGGTTTATCTAACATTAAAAAACAATGACCATAAATAGAAGCATAGTTTTGTGCCTGTTTAATTACAGAGTTTAAATTGTTACCCTCAAGGTCAGCATCTTTTAAGAAAGACTCTAAACTAGGTTCATCTTGCATAGAACCAAAATCTCTACTTGGTCTAACTCTAAAAAGGAATGATGAATAAATTTGAATAATATTTTTACAATGATTATCGCATGGAGTGTTAGCTAGTCTTTGATTGAACTCGTTATCTAATTCTAAATTATATCTGTTTAGGTATTGGCCTATCATGTAATCATAGCCACCATTGTATGATCTAATATAATACTCCCAATTATTAATTGTTTCGGAGTAGTCTTTGTGGGTGTCTAATGCTTGATCTCTAGTGTATGCCATAAATTACTTCATTGTCCATCTTGTAGGAGAATTAAATCTTGCCTGAGTAGTTAATGGTTTTAAATAATCAATCATATAGCCCAAAGCATCATTCATATGATCGAATCCATCTTCCTTATCAGGAATATTTGTATTCTCTTTGTATATTTGCCTTTGTAACCCTTTTATCAGCGTTTTGCAAGAATGTGAAACAAAAATGTGTCTTTCGCCATTAGAATCTTTGAGCCTACTATTCACAGCATTGACTCGATCTCGTATAGCTGGGTGTTTATGTTTAACCTTAACTT